GCTAAGAAAATAATTTGCCCTGATTTTTTCGCAAATCCCCAGGCCATGACATGCCATTTTGGGCCTCTCTCGTGAATTGGTAAGGATTTGGTCTACCCTCTGTCTCAAGCACGAGGGATGTCTGTTTTAGACCAATTTCGCGGCCATGACTGGAGCGAAGCGACCCCTAACATCACATTTTTAGGGAGGTTTTAGACCAATTTCGCGGCCATGACCGGAGCGAAGCGACCCCATATTCATGAAAGTGCTTATTTTTAGACCAATTTGACAAATATCTCATGGTTCAGTGAAATTTTTGTCAAATTAAAAAGGGACTCCCCTACCACTATTGTGATTCGATGTTCTTATATTCATTAAATATGCCACGTGTCCTAATACTATTGATCGACCCATAACCTATCCTAACAACTGAAGATCTTCAATCAAAAACCTATACGCACCACGAGCCAACCCCAAGCGGCCATGACCGGAGCGAAGCGACTCTCATCTCACAATACTTTTCATTTTCTCAAATACTTTAGAAATTCTTCCAAAATCTAATTGATCCTGAAAAAAATAAAGTTTTGTATTTTACATTCCATGACCAAATATTTTCTGTAATACTTTTCATTTTCTCATTTCAATTAGAATTCATTCCCAAAATCGATTTGATTCTGAAAAAAATAAAGTTTTACTTTTTACAATCCATGAGAAATCAGATAAGACCCCACTTCGTGAACCCATCTGAAATTTCATAATACTTTTCATTTTCTCAAATACTTTAGAAATTCTTCCAAAATCTAATTGATCCTGAAAAAAATAAAGTTTTACTTTTCATCTTCCATCTCTGACTCCAAAAGCTTTCTCAATCTCTCCTCAATACTCTCATCACTCTCAAAACATGAATCAGGTAATGCCGATTCCATCACATCTCCGTGAGTATCACACAATGTACACGGCTCACTTGGGGTCTCACCGATCTCGTGAGTGTGCTCAGGCTGAACCTTCTTCGGCTTCGCCTCCTTCTTCGCCCTCACAGGCTTCACTGGTCTAGCCGGCCTATCACCATGCATCCGGCAATACTCATGCCCAGGTTGAGCACTGTTGCGACAAGGTGTCCCCTTACCAGTCATGCCAATACACGGTACTCTGGGAGGTTTCGGGGAAGCCCTAGATACCCCACCCAATTGACCCTTTAAACACCCTACCTCTTCACGCAATGCACGGAGTTCTTGTAAAATTTCGTCCATCGTTCTTGAAAAGGGGATGTGGAGAGGTCTTACTTAGGTTATTCACGTCTCATTTCAAGTGCTAAATCTTCTATCAATAAATCCCTCTCAACACTCAAACTTACAAGTGCATCAATTGCAGATGTTTTCTGAAATTCCACACGTTCGTTGTAAATATCCAAATACCACTTGTATACAACATCTACACTATCTAGATTTGTAGATTCAAGTAGAGCCTCCTCTGTATATTCTCGAAGTGAATCAAGTCTCATATGGTCAGACCACTCCATGATGGCTTCTTTCTTCATTTTAGCTGACATTCTCTTCCTCAACTTGTATCGTTTCACTCGCTTCTTGATCTTCTCCATAAGTGCGACGAGTTTGTGCAGTTCAGTCTCCAAATACGTATATCGTTCAGAATCAAAACTATATTGTTCGGGGTCCCACCCCTCCTTCATGTTTTCGTGGACCTCTTTCATGTCATTACACATTTCGAGGTAGACCCCCTCAGGTAAAACACCCGAGTTGGCATCTATAAGTTGCATAAGATGCGTGAGTTTCTCCATCTTATGTTGCTTATGTTCTACGATTTTTATAATTACTTAGGTACAATCCATTTGCGAACACCCCTCGACCAATTAACAATCTTTGTAAGAGTCCAGGTCTGGTCAATGTCATTGCGTAAACGCATCTTCTTCAATCTGAACCTGACAGACCCCTTTGTGGGTGGAACCTGGATGAAACCACGTCTCATGGGGAGACGTTTACCATCGGAACCTATGGTCTCCAAGATGTATGGGAAGTGTTTCTCGAAATACTTCCAATGAATTGTACCGCGGCTAGACTTTGGAACGTACTTATGAATCACACCCCAAATGAACTTCTTGACATACTCAAGGCGTTCACGAGGATCTTGGGGACCGGGTTTTACCATTCCAAGATTCACCATCAAGGCGAGGAACGACTCCATGTAGCAAAAGTGATGCTGAGAAAGTTCATCATACTGGGAAATCGTGAATGCTTCTTCCATATGCTTCTTGGGAACACCCCCGCGACCACCTCCATAGTTCTTATTCTTGAACTCGTTGAACGATTGCGACACAAATCCACCAGTGGGTTGGGGATTCAAGTCGACCTTGGTCGCGTTCCTCAAGCGGGGGTAGCATCCATGAATTGTCCCACTCGATACTTTGTATCCTTTACCCAATAGGGACTTTAATGGGCTCTCGAAATCGGCATCTTCGTTTTTCATCGAGTCATAAATCAGTGCAGTCTTATTAGTGTGATTAACTCGTGTCATACCGTAATGCCCAGATCCATCAGGGAACGAGTGCTCCATGAGAATATAGTCGGTACCATCACGACCCTTAGCAGCTAGGGGTCGCTTTTCCATCGAAGATGTCTTACGGAACAGGAAACGGAAGTTCTTCCCAGATTCCTTCTGTATGTCTTTGGCAATTCTCTCAAACACACCCTTCTTATGGAGGTAATACTTGGCGATTTCAGAAGCATCCTCTATAGCCAAGAGGTTGCTGGCTTTCTTGTTTGTAAGAATCCGAGATTCAATGTAATCATTCTTGTCAATCTCAGATGTTTCACCTTTGATTTTGAGAAGTTTGTCTCGATTGACCTTATTCTTCAGTAATTTGATGGGGGTCAAGCTCATCTTACTATATATTTACATTTTTATCGTTTAACTTAAGCATCTAAAACCTTAAAAAGACGACCACCATCTGAGATCTCTTCGGGATTAAAACTGGCGCGTCCCTTACCGTCATATAGATATCCAAAATAAAGTGTAGCAATACCAGATGGATTTTTAGAAAGACGATACATCATCTTTCCATTGTTTTCTGACATTTCTTCCAAAAGAATATCATGTTCGACAGTTGGTGTGGTTGTCCACTCCCATAAACCATCATTCCAATAAGCCCAATATTTACCAGTAGCCTTATGCTTCAACCTATATGTATTAGGTTTACTTTCTACAGGTTCAAAAACCATTGTAGACGAAGCACTTTTTGTTTCGCCTTGGTCAAATGCGACTAACTTCTCATTAGAGGGATCGGGGATAATCGCGGGTAAGATATCACCCGTGAATGGGGCAGCTCTTACTAAAAATTTGTCGCCATGGAGTGGGTGATCTGGGTATGAGGGTGTACTAGCACCAGCACCAGCACCAGCACCAGCACCAGCACCAGCACCAGCACCAGCACCAGCACCAGCACCAGCACCACCAGCACCAGCACCAGCACCACCACCAGCAGCTGGATCCGGGGTTTCTTCACCACCTATCATCATAGCTATTGAGCTTGAGATAGAACATAACATCATACCACCCAATGCTGGTACAAGTGGATTCATTTATTTTACGTAAACATTTTTTTACTTCAAATCAACTCTGTTGTCCACAACATGAATAGGGGGTTTGAAAAGGATGACACACATCGTGATGGATGTGAGTATAATATTTAGACAGTTTAGGACCGTGAGGTCATGAAGACTATCTTCGCATATCTGCTTTGTGTAGAATAACTCGCTCCACATTATTCATTAAAATAGCTAAAACTCTAAACCGATTCGCTCAACATACTGTGGAAGTGCTCACAGAAATTCTCTAGCTTGGGTACAACTTCATTCTTCCACTTTTCAGTATCCTTTTCGATGAGGTACGCCTTCTTCTCATCGTTGTACTGTTCAATAAGTCGACAATACTGAATATCCTTCAACATTTGCAAATATGTCTGACACTGGAGATTCTCATAGTCTCGGACCCGTCCAAACAATTTGTTCGCCCGGTTCTTAATCTCCACCAGGGTTCTCGTCCCATCCTCGTTCAGTTGAATTCGGTCAACTCGCCCAACAATCTGGTAGAGGGTACCCTCAATCGTACAAACATCGTACTTGTAGAACGTATCATCCTCAACCAGGTTTGCACTGTCAGTGTCAGCAGTCTTATCCTCATTTCGGGTACCATGATTCGTGAAGAGGGTCTTCCGAATATGGTCTTTCGCAACGACCATATCCTTGGGCTCCAATTTAGAATGCTCAATCTGATGATAGAGTGCACGAATCTTCTGATTCACGTCTGTGCTACTATCAGATTTGAAACCCTCCGCTTCCACAAGAATCTTTTTGGTCGCCTCACTGGAATTAATGACTTCGAGAGCCTTGTCATCCTTGGTCTGTCCTTCGAATGTTTGAGGGCTGTACTTCTTCCACAACTCTTCGACGAGTTCCGGCATCTTCTTGAATCCAATGCCCACCGCAGACGCGACGGATGAGGCACCGATGATAACCTTAGGAACACCTATGGGCTTCAACTTCCTTTCATGACCCAGGAGGTAGGGGTACACACGACCACATGCAATACAGTCGGCGAGTGAATTGTGTGCATTCTCAAAGTCTTCACCGAAAATTTCCCTGTACAGAATACCAAGTCTGATAGGCTTGAGGAAACGTTCTTTGTACATCTGTAGAGTGCAACGAAAGTTGAAATCCTCAATAAGTCCTAAATTTATACCACTACGAATCATCTCAGACTTTAGGACACTCACATCAAACTGAGCATTATGAGCCACGAAAGTTCTTGTACGGGGGCCAATGAACTTCACGAAATCAAGAAAGACATCAGTGAATGGTCGACCATCACTCATAGCACGTTCTCGAGTGATACCATGTACGTCAATAGATCCTTGACTAATCTCAAAATCCAATGGTTGGATAATAGCATCAAATGTATCCATCAAACGACCACGATTTGAAAATCGAGCAGCTGAGAGAGACACCGCACGACACGTGTCATATTGTCCTACAGTGTCGGGTGTTAAGGGTTTTCGACCCTTCGGGAGACCCGAGGTCTCGAAATCAAAGGCAATATACTGCATACAGGCCATAAACTTAAATCTAGTTAAAACTTTATACCACTTAGGTAAGTAAGATGTGTTTTCCATGGCCACTTTTCGTGAAAAGGGCAATTCATCGAAGCTTTCATAAAATTTTTCCATGCTCGTGTGCACTGTGTGGCAATAATTTTAATAACATGGAAGAACTTGTCACACACATGGGATGTCATCAGACGGATGATATTAATGACAGGCTTATGAGAGGTTATGGAACAGTGAGATGTAATAAGTGTTGGAAGTCTTTTGAGACGGTTGTGGATATGTATGACCATCCATGTAGTACTAAGATTGCTGGTCTTTCACCCGTAGAGAGTTGCGACAGTCTTTCTTCTGTTGTGATTTACGACTAAATTTGCACTCTGTCATACACTTACATTCACCCAGCAGTGAATAGAATTGTTCCTTGGTGGGTGTATAACATTTTACGGGTAAAAATAAGTCTTTACCCATTATACGAACCATTCTATTTCTGTAAATACTCATATATTATGTTGATATATATAAATGAGTAACGACATTGATGCCTTGTTATACAACACACCAACCAACAACAGTCTAACGCGGATGTCAACCAAGCTCTTAGACAAATATAAAAACAACAGGGGTAAAACTGTTATGATCATGAATCGTTTCAAAAAACGTAAGGAACTTTTAAGTAAAGGTTTAGAAATGATAAAGGTGTACAAGTTTACACCCGATAACAAAACGACTTTATCGAAGGCTGAAGACTTTACGATTAAACCAAAACAGGGTCTTACCAACTTTCTACGCAACAAAGTGAATGCAAAAAATGAAAATACATACGGGTCAATGTGGGTCAATAGAAAAATGGTAGCTCCGAGACCTTTCACATTTTTAGGTAAAAAAGTAAGGGGGTTCGTACCAGTTGAAACAGAGAAAGATTTGGACGAAACACATAAACGTGCCAGGTTTCTTATGAGGGCTTTAGAAAGACATCCTGATATTAAAATAAAGTTTGTAGCTATTACCCCAAACCGTGGTGGTGGTATATTTTTTTAAGGCCACTCAGGTGGGGTATCATCCTTCTCTTTTACAGACCACCTACCATTAAGTAAAGCTGTACGGCGTTCCCAGTCAGTAATCTTCATAGTTTGTGTTGGGGGTGTCACGAGAGCACCTTCATTCACGACACGGCATTTACAACCTGATACGTTACATGCGTGCTCGAGTTCGAAACGAGATGCGAACTGAACATAGGGTGAAAGATGCATCTCAGCATCGAGAAGTGTCTTGAATCGGAATGCATCCTCGAAAGTGGTGAATGCCAGAATCCAGTCTACCGGTAAACCTTCATCATTCAATTTACGGACGGAATAAATACCTTCTTCAGCGTTGGGGTTATGAAATGTCAACACGTGGAACATTCCACTCATCTGAACCTTGTCCAGTGGTCTACTGTTATGTTCATCAATGGTATAATAGCTCTTACATACACGAGAAATCTTACGCTTCTTGTATGTAAAAGGTACGCGGGGGATGGGGGATCTGATGGCAAACATGTTTATTTGATTTTATAACAATTCTAAATCTACTTAGGTGTGCCTCTCGGTAATAAGGTATTCCGGGTACATCTCACGCATCATCCTTTTTTGACGAAGATACACATTCTTTTTTTCATTGGGACACATAGCCTCAGTGACAAAATTAATAGTCTTCTCCTCGTGTCTAACATCCACTTGGATTGTGTACCCCGAAATTACAGTAGGATATATATCTACATGAGATTTCAAACTTGGAAACAGAACATTTTCTTTGATGGCCATCGTTTGGATATGACGACCTAACATCCCAATACGGGCTCTAGCGACACTGATCGCGGACATAGTCTTGTACTTTTCCTACACCCCAAATGAGACCGAAGATTGCCGTAGCGTGTTTGAAAGCCTCCTTAGGAGAGTTCATTTATTTGATTTTTTATAGTATTTTGGGTTCACTTAGGTTCTCTGTCTCTTGGCTCTTTGTTGATTATTGTTGGTAGTTGGTTGTCTAAGAATGCGTTGAGCGTTAGCTTTTGCTCTAGCTTTGATAGTAGCTAACGACACATTTGAGTTATTTTTATTGAGATTGGATAAATATACGGATTTGTTTAAATTACCCTTAGTACCAAGTTGTCTCTGTAAATTATTAATGTACGCATTAAGATTTCTAGCACGTGTGATTTTATTTGCTCTTACATCGCGGTTTGTGGGTCCACCTTCAGCTCTTAATTTAGCAGCTGCAGCTGGTGAAGCACCTTGTTGCCTGAGCTGATTCACGTTATTCTTACGTAAATTAGTTTTGAGTCTATTCAAATAAGTTTTTTGTCTACTCTTAATTCCATTTACAAAAGTTTTCTCATTAGCGTTAAGAGAATTTAGCATTTGAGACTGAAGTTGCCCCACAGTGACAGTTGCACCGTTTCTACCATAACAGGTATTAGCTTTATTAGATAATCCACCACAACCACTTTTCGTAATAAATTTGACATGTTTTGGATCCATACCTGTATAGATTATAAAACCAGTCACGGCATCTTCAATCATACATTTGACGATTTTCCTGTTTAACGCGTTTACATACATTCCTGCAGCGATACCCATCTTATCACCACTTCCCACGATTGTGTTGAATTTAGCGGCGTACATGAATTGAGACAAGTCTCCAATTGTTTTAAATAGAGCTGGGTATTGGGGAATGCTTTTATTTACCATGACATTTTTACCATCTTTTTTACGTTTAACTTTCTCAGTCATAAAATTCGTCGAACCATTAGCCTTTGATGGTGTCAATATAGACCCATACGCCTTATAGGACTTTTCAGCGATTTTTTTACCTATCAACTTACTATATTTTACAATTCCTTGACGTCCGACCTTATTTGGTGCACCTCCAGTTGTAGGTTTGAATCCAAAATCAAGGCTATTAAACTCTTGAATAAGTTTATCCCTAAAATCTTCAAAACTGGCAGTCTTTTTAACAACTTCATCGTGTATTAAATCATAAAACATTGTACGTATCACACTATCTGTGAGTGTCACTACCTGAAGTTGATTCGAGTTGGAAAGTAAACCACCCTCACCAGCAAATTTAATTCTATCATATTTTTTAAGAAAGTCGATAAACGTATCGATGTATTTACCTTGATTGTTTATACGACTACCATTATTACCAAGATTGTAGTTTGAATCTAATACACTTTTTTGATTTGATCCAAGAGCTTTACCATCGATGACAGCTTTTACAAGTGATTTAAATACAATTTGAGAAGTTTGTGTATTTTTAACTGGTTTGTAATTAAACGTAGTTAACGATGTATGAGGCGTAAACCCTAATGCACCGGAATCCCCGTCAACTGTAATATGCTGAGTCACGTACACAAGTCGTCCCTTGTTGGTCGCTCCAGGTAATCTGAATGCGAATGTATAAGGTCTAAAATCAAATACAGTACTTGGATAACACGATGAACCCCGATTGTTTCCAGTATTGTTTCTGCAATTCGAACCCGACCCATTTGAAGTTTGGGTGTACCCCTTTCCGAAGTCATATACAAATTTAAACATATACAAACGAGATTCAATGTAGTTTCGCAAACTCCAGTTTTTACTCATGGTAATACCCGGATCACATAAACGAGGGGTATTGTAAAGAATTGGTATATTGCCCCTTTCAATTGTATGTGTGAGAGATATTTGATTTTCCTGATCGACAGCTGTTAACCATTTACACCAGTTTTTGGAATGAATATCTGGGTACTGAGTTTTACACTGCTGTTTTAGGATGATCTTTCTATCATTCATACATTCCCCGTCTATATGCGCAAGCATATTTCCAAGAAATACAGCCTCAAATGCTCCTTTAGCTGCAACACCATCTGGTAATCCTGCTATATCTTGAGTGAGATCCGTCTTACATCTATTATTGTTTGTCTGGTTAGACATATCTATTATCACCTGAGAAATTAATCGAAACTGACCGAACAGTCAAACGAATTACAACGACCCTGTCCAAGCATGTCATACACGACTTTCCCATCGACGATCTCCTCCTCGATGAGTAGTTCCTTGAGATCCTCGAGCTTATCCTTGTTATCCTTCAACATCTGGAGGGCATACCTGTAGCATTGGGACACGATGTTTTCAATCTCGTTATCCACCTTAATAGCAGCCGCGGGTGAGAGATTGCGATAATCATATTTGTTCTTACCGAAACCATAGGTTGTCACCATTTCACGGGCAATCTCATACACCCTAGCATAATCAGAACTCGCACCGGTCGTGACGCGGTTGGCTCCATAGATAACCTCTTCGGCCGCACGACCACCTAGGGCAACCAGGATTTGAGCGAGTAGGTACTCTTTCGTGTAGAATGGGCTGTCAGCATTGTCCTCTGAAGGTTGAAAGAAGGTCACACCACCCGCAGCACCCCGAGGCATGATAGAAACCTTACGAACCGTATCATAATCTGGTACGAGAACACCGATGATAGCATGTCCAGCCTCGTGGTACGCTACGAGTTCCTTCTTACGCATAGAGTACTTAACATCACCCTTAGCACCCACAACAATGCGCTGATAGACATTCTCAGTAATGTCGTTTGTGATGATACCATCACCATCCTTCACAGCGCGAATAGCACACTCGTTGAGAAAGTTTGCGAGATCAGCGCCAGAGAAACCAGTCGTCTGTTTCGCGATAGTCTTGAGTCGCACGTCGGGTGCAAACCTCTTACCCCTCGCATGGACACCGAGGATCTTGAGGCGACCCTTTACACTTGGAAGGGACACCTGAATCTTACGATCGAACCGACCTGGGCGAAGCAGTGCGTCGTCGAGGATATCAATTCGGTTTGTAGCAGCAATCACCACGATACCAGTCTCATTGTCAAAACCATCCATCTCCGTGAGGAGTTGGTTGATGGTCTGCTCACGCTCATCATTGCCGGGTGTACCATTTCCACCACGCTTCTTACCAACGGCATCAATCTCATCAATGAAGATGATACACGGCTGATTCTCTCGTGCCTGCTGGAATAGTTCGCGGACGCGCTTTGCTCCAACACCAACGAACATCTCAATGAAACTCGCAGCGGAACACTGAACAAATGGAACACTCGATTCACCAGCAATAGCACGAGCCAGAAGGGTCTTACCAGTACCAGGATCACCAGCTAGGAGGGCGCCACGTGGAATTCGGGCACCACTTCCGTAGTACTTCTCAGGGTTTTTGAGAAAGTCGACAATCTCTTCGAGTTCGTCTTTAGCAGAATCAATACCCTCAACATCCTTGAATCGTGTAGTGACCTCATTTTCCATATTAAATTCCGCAGACTTCATGAACGGGTTAGGCATACCCATACCACCTTCACCCCTTGAGGCGAATAGAGTGCGAGCAATTGTGAATACATACACAATGAAAAAGAACAATACAACATTCTCAATGAGAGATGCTGGTTGTGTATTGTCCACGAGAACTTCAGCATCACTCTCCATTAGAGTTTGCCATAGCTGCTCAGTCTGTACAATTTGTACATCACCATAATCACCATTCTCTTCCTGGAACACAGCGATGTTCTTGTTGGGGCGTATAATTACCGACGGGAGTTCCTTCTGTTTGAGACCTTGGATAAACTGTGTATATGTTCTTGGATGGTATTCCACCTTTCGTTCTTTGGTATCAACCTTGACACTGGGGGCGGTAAAACTTTTTCCAATGCTGAACATACTGTATAATACACGTGGCATTGTTTTAACTCACTTTTTCGGCATAAAGTGCATCTCATTTTTCTTCGATTGTGTTCACAGATTTCCAAATACTCACATGATTCACATAATTCTTTGATATCACCGTGAATACAGATAGGACCACCGTTGCATATTGTACAATGAACATACCCAAAACCATGTGGGCATAACATACCTATTTAAAGATGTTGATATATTTTTAAATAGTATGGAAATACAGTTAATTGATGTTAACAATGGCATATATAACGTATCTGTCATTGCGGATGATGAGTACATAGGTCCAACAATAGCCAAGGGGCATGAATGGGATGGATGGATGCGTGAAGATATCAAGAAACACTATAAGAAAGACACTGATATTCTAGACATTGGTGCAAACATTGGGTACAATACTCTTATGTTTTCCGACTATGGTCCAGTATCCTCATTTGAACCAGTTTTTCATCAGATAGTCACAAAAAATGCAAAACAAAATCAACTTCGCCACCCTATAAATATCTATCCGTGTGCATTATCTAACGAAAAGAAAAGCATCGAAATATTTTTACCGAAACATGGGTGTCAATCCAATTCTCACATTAATTATGGTGGAACAAGCTTTCATCCAACTGGTGATATGAAAGGGGCAGGGGTTATAGTGAAATGTGAACGACTTGACGATATTTATGAAGGTGTGCCATCCATAATAAAGATCGATGTAGAAGGTCATGAATTACAGGTATTGGAAGGTGCTAAAGAGACGATACGAAAGCACAAGCCTATGATTCTCGTAGAGATACATGATTTTACAACGGATAATGGAGTACATACATTTTTGAAAGAAATGGGATATATGGACATCCCTGAGACTCGACCCGAAGCTATGTTTTTGTACACATCCGCTTAGAATACCCAATAACTGCACATGTTATACGCTTACCAGCATGTCCAGTTGTCAAACTATCACTATGGTTTCCCATACCCAAATCATCCATGTCCTCGTGGATCACTAAAGACCTCCCTAAAACATTGGCTTTGGTTCCCCTCAGTTTTACCAGGTTGTCCTCCATCCTGAATTTAGCCACACCTCGTGCGTCGAAACGAATGTTTCCTAAATCTCCTACGTGTCTCTCCTTAGACGTAGGTCCTCCGTGCTTTTTACCGTATGGGTTGAAATGTCCACATGCACCCATGCAGTTATCACTGAGGTCCCCGGCTTCATGGATATGAATTCCATGGGAACTGTTTTTATACTTGGTGGATTTCAGTTCCCCTTTAATTACAACTTTAGTACCCTTTTCCTCAAACTCAACAGTACCCTTAATATGGGGATGATTGAATAGAGTTGTCGCTACAATCATTTACTAGAATCAGAGATTTTATATCTTGCAAAACTCATCTTTTCCATCATATAATACAACTGATAGGCCTCAACAACACTGGGTCTCCTGTACTGTTCTGGCATGCACTCTGGGATACCTTCTTCGGAATAATAAGCAGTCTCACTTCTTCGTTCCTCAAAATGTGAAGGTCTGTTGTCATACAACCACATGAGATGCCTAGCACACGTGTGAATTTTTCCATAACGATGTGTATACTCCAAAGTCAAAGCAATGCCAATCTTGCATGCGTACAAGTAATTCTCAAGACTCGAGGCAATCCACATGGTCATGGGGTGTTTCGTGTGAGCTGGTTTGTATCCACGAACCTTTCCATCTTTCGTGAAAGGTGCACATGTACGTATAGTGTGTTCCTCATTAGAAAAGTACCAGGCAGTGTAAAGCATTTGGCATATTTCTAATTGGATCTTGACGACGTGTTGGTCACATGACATGTGAGCAATTTCAATGGGTATCAACGAAAGAAAGAAAATGTTCATTCTTGTAGTCCTTGGTGTTATATACTCTCACTTCAACGTCTCCGAAAAAGACTGTGTCGTCTGCGAGTTTCCAGATTTTTTCTTTCGCTTGTTCTTTTGCAAAGTTGGTTGCGTCTTTCAGTGTCCAAAAGAACGAGCGGTCAAGAATTTGGTCGTGGAGAATGGCGTTGGTAATAAACATTATTCGATGAAAATTACAAAATTTGATTTCTACTTAGGTACTTATTCCCCGTCGGATACATATTCCTCCTCTTCAACATCCTCCTCCTCATCTGGTTCCACATCAAGGGTTTCTTCTTCCTCTGGTTCGTCTGGGATGGGAGGTTTATCCTCATCTTCGACATCCACCTCTTCGATTTCTTCCTCCTTCTTTTTCTTCTTCACCTTTTTAACTGGCTCCTTGTCAAATATTTTTGCGAAAACTTTCTCAATCTTAAGAGCAAATGCTTTTCTTTTTTCGTTATTCTTAGTAATTCTTTCCAGATATTCCTTACTAAACCCATGAGACTTGTACGCATTGAGAATAGTTTTAAATGGGGGTCTCTTACCCTGCTTATAATACTTACTGTATACATCCGCAATAGCCGAGTTAATCTTAATTCGTACAATACCACTTTTCAATACTCGAAGATTCACCTGAACACGATCACCATATACAAGCTCCGGCTCCTTTGGTGGTTCTGGCGACACTTGGGGTACCAAAACTGGTAATACCGGATCGACGAATGAAAGACCCAAGGACTTATAATTTGATTCCAAGAGTTTCAAATATTCGTCTTGATGATATACCGGTTGTTTGATTTTTACAGGGTGTTGTGTAGGTGGTGGATTCAAGAGCTTATACAAAAAGCTTCCCTCGGGTGGAACCTTACGAGAATACTCATAGTTGCATCTAACACGCTGCGACGGTCGTTTGTACATGCTCATCTTGATTTTCGGGTACGGTATCCTCTAACTTAGGTTGTAGAAAAAAGTCAAGTTCACACCGAATCAAATGAGCAGATTGCTGATTCATGTGTGTGTAAAGTGGTCCCCAAATTTCAATAACTTTTCGCTCCTTGTCATACCACAAATAATCAAGTCCAAGCTTCTTCGTAAGCCAGTAAAACTTCTTACCAGTTTTACCAATGAATGAAAAAATTTGATCTTCGGTATATTCAGACACGTCCATTTGGGAATAATGAGCATTTGGGGGTTGGTACGGGGCCATCCTTTCTCTTTTCTATAGATATCTCCTGTTGTTTAAGTATGTTTCGAATGTGCTTAGAAGTATAAACACCTTTTTTGTTTTTCTTATCGTTCTTAGTCACACGTTTTTTAGGTTCTTTATAGTCCATTGTTATGTTTATCATATTACACACAATTACTTAGGTGTCGTCTTCGTCTTCATCAACCAAGGATTCATCCTCACTTTCCTCACTTTCCTCATCACTACACGTAAAGTCTTCATCTTCACTGTCATCAATCAATTCGTACCCTCTCGGAGTACGTACATATAGACCAGTTTTCTCCAAATCATCAACATCATAAAATCCTGAAACAGACTGCTTATTTACAGTTTCAACATCCCGACTGAATTCGAAAACACCCGAATGAACTCTGTCTAAAAAATTGATACCGTATTCATCTTGACTTTCATGAACAATACGAGCTATCTGGACTGTGTCATCTTCGCATTTAATATCGATAATCATCTGGTAATTTTGAATTTTAATTCTTTAATAACATTAATGGATAACTTGAAAAGGTGGGGTGTACACTATATATCGAAAAGGAGGGTGAAACAAAATGACGCAGTTATGTTTGATATAGACGATACTCTTATTTTTACAAACGGACAACCTAACACACCTATAATTGAACTTCTATATAAAGCACGTCAAATGGGCTACAAAATTGTCGTCATCACGGCTCGACCAGGTATAGGTCATGTGATTAATTTAACAATGAATCAATTGCGTGAATATGGAATTCCATTCGACTATCTGGGATTTACTAGTGCACAAACAAAAGGTATAATGAAAACAGAATTACCCTATACATTCATACTATCCGTTGGTGATTTACCAACAGATCTCACACACTCAGAGCACACACTTAACATTTCCAATTTCTCTCACAGTTGAGACAGCTTACAAACACAGTCATTGGTTCATCCGCAGATCTTGTTTGCATCTGGTAGTATGTTGTTTTCATGGATTTACACCTCCCACACTTGAAAAAGCCATCCTGATTTTTCTTCTCATTGTTCATGTATTCCTTTCGTAATTGTTTGTGAATTCCCACCTCAATCTCTTTGGCATATGGTCCATCTGGTTGTAACGCTTCTGGACGCATGTTCACCAGTTCAAGTACAGTTATGAGTTTTGATTTGATTTTAGATACCAGGTTGGGATTACTTCTTATAGACTTTTGGAGAGATAGAAACTTGTGCTTATAAATACTAGAAAAATCGGGATTATCCCAAGCAGCTTGACTCTTACACCTATCATAGGAATGGTTCAGTATACACTTCTCGAGATCTGTACAGATTTTTTCATCTTTTGGAATGTCGAGAAGGGTAGATAATCTTTCAATCACAAACTCACGTGTCGAGTTCATTCTTCTTACTATATACTTTTGGATTGTTTTTAAACCACTTAGGGCAAAGGAAGACCTTCGTAAGGATTGTTGCGCTGGCAGTCCTCCATATTTTCAGGAGAACACGTATCAAAAAATCCACCGACACGACGAGCTGGGTTTGTATCATAGTTGGTACCATGACGGTAATCCATGCGACCAGAGCTGTACTTCTCCTTCGACATCATGGAAAGGATGACTATAGCTATAAAGAGTATAACTATAAGCCTCAAGGCTGTGCGATTAGTCGCGTTCATTTTACAGTTTACTGATATTTTTTCTGAGGCTATCTAAGATGACTAAAGCTGTGCTGATTCATGAGGAAATAGGTCATGTTCAAGAAATAGACCTAGATATTGCACCAAGTAAGAATGAAATTTTCAAACTTTTATGTGGACGACAAACTTTTATAGGGCAATGGCCTGATATAGATGTCGTGATTATGAAACCTGAAGATGGTAAAGTGAAGAATGAAAACAATTTACCACATCCATTTGATGTTGAAGATGTGTATGGAAAGATTTTACTTGTACGCATGGATGAAAATTCAGATCCCCAAGATTTTACATTAGATGAGTTCAACTCATTTCTGATTGGGGACGTACGCCTCCCCGTTTAATACAGCATTCGTGTACTTCATACACAACTGGAAATGTACATAGGCGAAATCCATCACGTTGTTCATAGATGGCTTTCCCGGCAAAGGATTTTCCTTAATCAGTTTACTGATATCCGACTTCCCTCCCCCGATGGATCTAGCCATAGAAGAACCAAGTTCTTTGAGCCAGATGACATGTTTAATATTTTTGCAATCGAATTGTTTGACAAAATCAGCCATTTATATTACTTACGATTCTTTTCTATAAGTAGACGCGCACTCGGATCTTTTACTTTGGTCCACTTCGGTCTCCATATCTCGGAGATGAGGTGATCATTGTCTCGCCCGTACATTCGCCAAAACATTTGACGATAGAGAGCTTCCTCCTTAGTTAGGGGTACGTTGTGATAATTCGATTTCATACAGGTTTCCTTAAACGTAGCGTCATCAATCTCATCTTCCGCGTAAGATTTCACTTCATCAACCCAATTCGTTCCAACTGCATCACTCATACCATCCTTCTGTCTCCATAAGATGTCGTGTGGTAAATAACCCTCAAACGCTTCACGAAGAATATGCTTTTCGATCGTATTTATTTTATTATTTTGGTTAATCGTCATACAGTAATCGATAAAGTTCTTATCCAGAAAGGGTACAATAAGGTCTAAACCGTGAGCACCCGCGCACCTATCTGCACGCAATCCATCAAATTGATGAATAAGACGAAGTCGTCTCATATTTTCCGATGCAAACTCCCGAACACCTGGTGCATTGTGAAAGTAAAGGTACCCACCCAAAATTTCATCACTCCCTTCACCCGAAAAAATATAACGACAATCAGTCTTCTGTTTGATGTACTTACAAAGTAGCCACATTGGTGTACTCGCACGAACAGTCGTCGTATCGTAAGACTCTAAAGAATGAATAACATCATTCAGGTGTGCGATACCTTCACCCACTGTGAATTTCACTTCAGTGTGATCTGTATCTAGATACTTTGCAACCTTTCTAGCAGCCTCTAGATCGGGACTCCCCTCCAAACCAATAGAAAACGTCTTGATTTTACCCAACTTTCTAGCTGCAATAGAAACGATGAGACTACTATCGAGACCACCCGACAACAGAAATCCGATTTCTCGGTCAGTGGTCGCAATGCGTTCATGTACAGCTTGTTCTAGTGTCTCACGCAATTTCACAAGCGAACAATTGTTCACGTGTTTGTGAATAGGCCAATAGCCGTTATGATAACATATGAAATCATCTATATACGAATCATAAATATGACCCGGTGGGAAGATGTGAATTTCAGAGTTCAAAAAAAGCAACGCCTTCACTTCACTTGCAAAGGCAATGGAGTCCGGACCATATCGGGTATAAAATAAGGGACGTACACCAACGGGGTCTCGTGCAGCAACCACATGCTTACCATCTGTATATACAAATGCGAAATCACCGTTAATCATGTTGATAGTCTTCTCCACACCGACATCTTTGATAAGAGGCATCAAAATTTCACAATCACTGGTACTCTTTTCCTGTCCAGTTCTGAAAAGTGTATGATTGTAGATTTCACCATTACATACTAACATCGAACTTCCATCTTTGAAAGGTTGCATACCAGCTGGTGTAAGATCATTAATTGAGAGACGATAGAAATCCATGCGACATTTACCTAATGTTCGTGTACTGTAGTCATCTGGACCTCGATGATGAAGAAGGTGATGTCCACCCTCAACTTCTTCACCAAAAAGTGCAATGATTCCACACATTAGTATTACAAATCACTTTGTTTTTAAGCTAAAGTCCATCCACTCGCCAAAGTCTTCTGGGTTTGCCATACCATCCATTTCCTGACCAGACATAGATAATGACTCGGTATCATCACCAAACAGTACATCAAATCTTAAAATGCAGTAAAATGAAACATTCGTTTTACTCGCTATTCTATCCAACGTATTAAAATCAAACGACTCAATTTCCAAGGAACGCTTGATGATACGAGGTGTTCCGTAGGGGAACATTATCTTCTCTCCCATGACTATCTTTCTATTTTCCGTGGACATGTCAAGTGATGGCCATATACGATTTCTAGATCTAAAATCTGCCATGTAATCTATACATTTATTTGTGACAGACTTTTCAGCAAAACACACGAAACGAGGTTTCATGTTAGGATCCACGAGACTAAGATACGTACCGTTATAATTTAATTTTATGAAGTGGAAATCCATTTAAATTATATAAGGAAAAAATCTTTAATCAATGTATATGAACTTCCCGAAGACTGCTGGTCAATGTAATTATATGTTAGCACTTAGGTCCAATAAACCAATCGTTATAGGGACTGGACCAGCAGGGTCAGGTAAAACAATGCTCGCGTGTCAGATTGCACTCGAACATGTACAAAAATTTCAACGTCCTAAGATTGTTCTCACACGTCCCATCGTGGCTGCCGATGAAGATATGGGATATCTACCGGGTGATATGGACCAAAAAATGGAACCATGGACAAAACCAATGTTTGATATTTTCGAGAAATACTTTTCATATAATCAGATTGACAGATTTGTCAACATAGAACCTCTCGGATACATGAGAGGTCGGACATTTAACAATACTCTTATCATCGCTGATGAGATGCAAAACTCTACACCAAACCAAATGAAAATGCTTCTTACGAGGGTGGGTGAAGGTACAAAAGTCATCGTGACGGGGGACCTGGAACAATCTGATCTCGGACCAGATAATGGCCTTGAAGACCTCATATATAAAATGCAGTGTCAAGATCTTGATTATATTACACATGTTGAAATGGAAGATGAAGACATTGTTCGTCATCCAGCGGTTAAAGAAGTGCTTAGTATTTTGAAGAGATGAAAGTCGTAATTGCTCTCCCTGGTAGAACATTCTCGGGTGGATTCATGATGAACCTCCTCGAGACTGTGGAAACGTTAAAATCGAAAAAGTGTGTTGTGATGATTACAAATGAATATTCGAGCTATGTCACGTATTCGCGAATGAAAACCCTAGGTCTAGATGTTCGTAGGGGTGCTGACCAAAAACCATTTGGGGGTAAACTCGATTATGATGTATGGGTCACGATTGATTCGGATATTAGATTTACACCCGATCAGATCATTGAACTCATCGAAGATACAAAGAAGTACCCAGTTGTATCCGGTCTCTATCGAATGGAAGATCTGAAACATTATGCGTGTGTAAAGAAGTGGGATACTGAATACTTCAAGGCTAATGGATCTTTCCGTTTTATGGAGGTTGGAGAACCTGAGAAGGAGGATAAGTACATTTCCGTTGCGTACAATGGTATGGGATTCTTCGCGTGTCGAAAAGGTGTCATTGAAAAGTTGAAGTATCCATACTTTAGCTACCCACTCATAAATATTGATGGACTTCGTGATACCTGTTCCGAAGATGTCGCCTTCTGTAAAAATCTCACGGACGCTGGATTTGATGTAACTGTGAATACGACCCTCCGTGTTGGTCATGAGAAAACTCTCGTAATTTGAGGTTTTTTACCTCATGGTTGAGTGTTCTCAGATCCCATTTAATGTTTTCTATTCGTTCTTCAACAATCTTTCGTTGTTTCTTAACCTTTTCATACCACTCTGATATCTCATAGATTTCCTGATCGATTTGTCTATATCGCTCAGCAAGTTTGTAATCCGTAGGAAGTTCCTGAAGATCTATGGCAATCTCTTCAAGTTGGACTTCCATGCCTAGGTAAGAGTCTTTGATTTCTTCCATATTTTTTCACAGAGATTAAAAATAACTTAAGTTTTCATCTTCCAACATTTTGAATACGCGTTTATTGTTTTCAACATGACTACCTTCACCGTTATTTTGAAACAATGCATCTTCACCCATACCGTATGAATACTGTTTGATCATACCCAGATTCATACCCTGTTCACATATGCTTTTCTTCCCAACACCCATCTTAGAAAGCAAATTACTTATGATGATATCGTCATTGTAAGTCAACTTGTAAAAATCTAGAAAAGTGTCTTTCATATCACGAAGCCATTTCATATCCAGAATTACACCTCCATAACTCTCCGTCACATCTACATAGTCTCGATTGTATCTACCGACACGACCGTTATTTTGAACGTACTCCTTCACTCGGAATCCGGACATACACCAACAACATTGTTCGGATTTATACAGATCTATGAATTTTTTGCTCATATCAGTTGGGTATTTGGTGTCATCATTAACAACGATAACAAGATCGGCATCACACTCCTTGGAATTCGCTGGACCCATATACATCGTACCAGGTCCATAATCTATACAACGATTGATAACAACCTTGGAACAAAGGGAAAAGTCTGGGAGAATCACCTCTACATCTGGAAACCTGTTATATTTATAGGGGATGTTCACCCATATTTCATCTACATCCTGGTTTTTTTCCAAGTCGTACACGATAGCCGGTAATGTTTTAAACCGAGACGGAATACTTGTCAAACTTATGATGGTTTTCATCTTTCTTTATTTAAAGTTTTATCCTTAATATATTTATATGAAAATCTCCTATGCTATCTGTGTGTGTAATGAACACACTGAATTGAATGCTCTTCTTTCATTTCTCACTGATGTTATCGACAATGAAGATGAAATCAACATCCTCGTAGACTCTGGTAAAGTGACTGATGAGGTGAGATCCGTTCTGAAAAAGTTTGAGAAGCGAATCGTCGTCAACGAAAGAAAGTTCTGTGGAAATTTTTCAAAACATCGAAACTATCACATCACCAAGTGTAGCGGTGATTACATTTTTGTCTTAGATGCAGACGAAATTCCCCAAGAAGCGTTAATCAAGAACATAAAAACATTCGATGGTGATATTCTAGCTCTACCTCGTATCAACATTATACCCGGGTATACTGAAGAGTGGTGTAAAAAGATGAAATTCTCTGTAAATGAGATGGGTTGGATCAACTGGCCGGATTATCAAGGACGTTTTTTTAAGAACAATGGTAAAATCTCATGGAGTTTAGGACTTCATGAGAGACTCGTAGGTTCAGACAAAGTTGCACAGCTTCAAGCAAATCCTCAACTTGCTATCTGGCATATTAAATCAGTTCAAAAACAAGATAAACAAGATACTTTCTACAAGAACTTAAAAGAACATTGATAGTTTCATGTAAATATGTGGTGGCCATTGATGCAGACAGCCATCACGTCGGATGATAAGACTTCTCTTATCGACTTTATACAGTCGTCAGATAGATACACATGTGGCCCAAAGGTGAAAGAATTTGAGGATGCGTGGAGTAAATGGCTTGGGTGTAAACATTCACTGTATGTCACATCGGGTAGTACTGCGAACCTTCTACTCATGGCTGCAGTAAAGGAGTTGTATGGGATTCCGAATGGTTCCAAAGTTCTCGTACCTGCGTGCACATGGGTCACTAACGTATCACCGGTGTTCCAAGTTGGGTTGGAACCAGTGTTTTGTGATGTAGATCTCGAGAGGTATAGTTTTGACCTCGATACTCTACCAGAGGAGGATATTCGTATTGTATTCGTGACCCACTTACTTGGTATAAATTCACCAGTTGAACAACTCAAGAAGAAATACCCCAACGCTATTTTTCTTGAAGACATTTGTGAGTCCCACGGGATAAAAGCACCAAATGGAATGAAGCGTGGTAGTACAGGGATGGGTGGTACTTTCAGTTTTTACTATGGGCATCACATGACAAGTATTGAAGGTGGAATGATTTCTACCGATAATGAAAATCTTTACGAACTCATGAAAATCAAAAGGAGTCATGGTATGGCTCGTCTTCTTTCGCCACATCTATACGATGAGGCTATCAAGAAGCATCCGAATATCGACCCAAGCTTTTTGTTTCTAACCGACGGATACAACTTTAGAAACACCGAACTCAATGCAGTTCTTGGAATTGAACAGTTGAAAAGACTCGATAAGAATATTGAAATTAGACGTAAAAATTTCGATTGTTTCATGAAACACTTGGACCCGGAACTTTTTTACATCCCGTATAATGACCCAGGTAATAGCAGCTTTGCATTCCCATTCATATGTAAGAAGAGGGAAGACATGTTGAAGCTCAAGTCCATATTTACAGAGCTGGGAGTAGAATACAGACCGATCGTATCTGGGAATCTTCTTCTACACCCTTTCCTAGCTAAATGGAAGGACTCTGTGTGTGTACCAAACGCGAACATACTCAACGATAATGGTGTGTACATAGGGAACAATCATTTCATAACAGAAGACATGATAGTTAAAGTTTTTGAGACTATTAAAACCAAATGGTGAAAACCATCCTACACCATCTTGGTCTCGGCGACCAGATCATGTTAAATGGGATGGTCAGACACTTTGCAGAGACTGATACAGTTAGAATCTTTGCAAAGCGTTGTCATGAAGAAAGTGTCCGATTCATGTACAGGGATATTGCAGACAAGGTTGAAATCGTTCTTTTAGACACGACCAACCCCCGTGAAATCTGGTCTCAAGCTAAGGGTGATGTCATTCCACTCGCCACTTATGGGATGGACGACAAAAGTTGGGAGTTCATGACTCAGGGACAAGGTAGTAGGATGACAAATTGGGCACATGGAGTGTACGTCCAAGCTGGTGTCAATCCCAAGTATATGTACTCAAAGTTTAAGGTTGATAGGGACAAATCTAAGGAGTTTACGATCGATAAGGAGAATTACATTTTCGTACATGATGACCCTGAAAGAGATCGAGTCATTGACGTAAAGACTGATAAGTTTGTTTATAAACCAGACTCAAAACTTATTGATAAGAGCCAAGAATTCTTTCAATGTGATAGACCCAATATTTTTGAGTACATCTCAGTTATCGAGAATGCTGATGAAGTGCACTGCATGAATAGCTCATACAATTGGATGATAGAACTTATGAAGATTGGTACCCCGAAGAAGAATTTCTTCCATCTGGATGTCGCTCATAAATACTATGGACCTAGAACTGTGAAAACTGTTTTCAGTGATGAAATGTGGACGTTCATCTAATAACTCTTCTCTTCTACAATATCGGAACCTTGTTCCAAATTAATTAACTTTTTGATTCGAGCTCTCTCATCGTTGAATTTATAGATATTTCTCGCCTTGTCTATAAAATCAGCCCCAAAATCATTCATTCCTTCAAGTTTCCTAATACCATCTTCGAGGTCCCACAGTGTGTTGTTGACCTGTTTTAAATCCTTTTTGTGGTTTGTTTCAAATTCATACTTGAGAAGTACATCCAATTCATGACGAATATTTTTCAACTTCTCCTCATCTTTTACACGTTCATCTTTGATTTCAAGGATTGTAATCTTATCGATAAGTTCACCCTTTGATATCTCAATACGCATTTAAAGTTAAGATGGTTTAATTCTTTAAATGTACACAGCCGTAGTGACGGGTGCGAGGGGTCAAGATGGCTCATATCTATGTGAACTTCTCGAAGAAAAGGGGTATCATGTTGTGAAATTTACTGGTGATGTAAGGGATTATGATGAAATGTATGAGACGATTAAGAAGAGTACTCCTGATGAGATATATAACCTAGCTGCAAAAATTCATCATGGTTCACCAAAGGACACGTTGCATGTAAACACTTCGGGTATTCTCAATATTATGGAAGCGGTGAAGAATCTTGGTATAGAGTCAAAGTGTAAAATTTTTCAAGCTTCAAGTTCTGAAATCTTTGCAAACACTGAGTCAACATGGCCAAGTCCACAAACAGTGTGTACAATGCGTGGATATAGAAATATCTACGGACTTTCTAAAATAACTGCGGATTCCTTAGTTTCATATTACAGAAAGACATATGGAATGTATGTATGCTCAGGTATTTTGTACAATCATGAGTCACCAAGAAGACCTGATATCTACGTGACACAGAAAATCATAAAGGGTTTACAATCGGGTAAATGTTTCCAAGTTGGAAACCTTGAATCTAAAAGAGACTGGGGACATGCTAAAGACTACGTAAAGGCTATGTGGATGATCATACAACAACCTCATCCCCAAGATTACATTATAGCAACCGGTACAACATATTCAGTGAGGGAATTTATTGAGATTGCAGCTGAAAAAATGAATAAGAGAATCGAATGGTCCGGTGAAGGTACCGATGAAGTAGGTCGTATAGATGGTGAGGTCATGATTGAGGTCTCACCCGATTTTTATAGACCCGATAACGGAACTTTACTTGTGGGTAATAACGATCCCATTATAAAACTTGGATGGACTAGAGAATATGATATTCATTCTCTAATCGAAGAGATGTTAAAGAATTGATAGTACTTTACACTATATGAAAAAGTACGTGGTTCATTATACTAAGGGAAGTGGTCGTGAATATCTCGAGGGTATTATACCCGATGCACAGTTCATAACACAGTTTGATAAAGAAGATCCATTCGTTTCATGGGTGAAAACATACACTCAAACAAGTGTTTGCATGCCTTACCTGTCGTGTAATATCAAACACATTGAAGCGATGAAACATATGATCGACAATGACATCAAAGAAGCGTTTATTTTTGAAGATGACGTCGTGTTCATCGACGACTGGGAGGAGAAGTTTATGAACTGTAAAAATGCCTATTTCAAAGATGCAGACTTCATCAAGATAGGTAATCTCCACGAATTAAGTTTCAATCAGGCACCTCTAATGGTTGGTAATAATGGTGGAGCTGAAGGACAATACGTGACCCTAAAGTTTGCCAAGGAGTTCATCGACAACGTAAACCTGGACCACACCATTGATATTATGCATCACGGGTTTCTTAAGGGTGCTTCTATCCCGTGCATCCCGGTGTGTGCACAAACTTCTATCATGTCGAGAGCTGGTGGTGGTAATCAACAAGATGAACCACTCCCCAATTGGATAGAATACGTTCGATCTTATCATTCACGAAAAAAATTCAAATACGAAGACCTGTTGAAAGAATATGAACAGTTTAAAGTGAGAAAGGCTAAACTTGAAGACTTATTTGCTGCTCGGTACAACAAACGAGTTGAAATAAAACGTGTGGAATACGTTTATAAGAATGAATTTATGGAATTCCTCAAATGAGTTTCGGGTTTCCAGTACTTCAGAATGAAATCTCTTGGTTCATTTTTCCTGTCATGCGTAGTGACTTTTATATCAGTGACACGTACATCGTCACATATAAATTTCGCAACCTCTCTGATTTTTATCCATTCAAAATTTGTAATGTCCACAGACGTTTCGGTTTTTACAACCTCGTCATAGTTTTCCATCAATCTTGTGAGTGCTTTTGCACAATCATCTGTATGTAAAAACTGTCGTTCTTCTTCCCCACTCGTCATCAAGTCTATATGACCATTCTGTTTCCATTTGTGAATCATATCAGCTATGACGTGGGACTTTTCCGAGCTTTCTTCATACCCATACACATTCCAAAATCGCACAGAAAGTCCACCAAGTAATGTCGTATAGTGTTCACCCATATGTTTTAAAGTTCCGTAGACGTTGTTCATGTTATACATGGTACTAGAAGCGAATATGAACTTTTTATTTTCGAGTAGGTTGAATGTGTTCAACATAATCATTGTATTTCTGTTTACAAAATCCATACCTGCATTAGAAATATACTTTGCACCACCTACGTCATAGGCGAGAAAGTAGATAAAATCGGCTACATCAATTACACTTTTCAACTTTCGTGTATTGGTAAAATTACTCATGTCATGTTCATGTGAAATCTTAATATCCCAGCGAATCACTTCATGGTTCATACTTTCGAGATATTTACTTAGAGCACTCCCTATAATACCCTCAGA